CGTAAGTTCTGGACTGTAGAATTCCACAGATCCATTGTCAAAGAAATCTCCTCTATAAAGAGTAAACTTCAAATCTTCCCATTGACTTGGTTCCCATGTCGATCCATTTTGAGATTTGAATAGTGATCCAAGATATGGTTGATTTGAAACAAATGTATCAGTTATAAGATCATTTTCACCAACCCTTGAGATATAAACACTATACTTAGTGGAGTTTGATAATAAAGTTACTGTATACTCAGTTAAACCTTCAACATAAACGGGAGCCTTAAACTGAATATTAGTTGCAATAGATCCATCAGGAGAAGTTTGAATATCATCTGGATCCAAAACAACTTCGGAGAATGGAAGAACTCTAGTTGATGGTAGTCCATTTACAATAGTTCTAAGTTGGAAGACAACTGGAATATCCATATCATCTTTTGCTCTAAAGAAAATGTCACAACTAGTTAAAAATACTCCCGTGCTATCTTCAACTATAAATGATTGTGATAGTGGATCTCCTCCACCACCCCATCTTGGTGGTGGGGGATCAGGAGGACTGAAGAATCTAGTTCCGACTCGTTGAGTTCTATTTCGTCTAGCAATAACTGTACTGCCAACAACTTCTGTTCCAAGATTTCTAGAGGTTTCTTCGCTTTGGAACTGTTCTTGAGTTTCAACTTTTGCATTTCTAACAGAAACAATGTTTTCTTGAACTGTTTCTAAAGTTCCTGTAGAAGCAAACCCTTCTTCTGCGAGAGTAACAGACTGATCCTGATTATTATCGATATTATCAGTTAAGGTAAATACTTTACTTCCAGTTGCAAATTTGGGGAAACTTATGTTGTTAGGATCTGGAATATAGAAACTGCCGATCAAAGCAGCTGATATATCAGAAATAAGTCTGATATTAGATATTGATGCTATGGCACCACTGGTTTGTCCACGGAGAACCATTCCTTCTCTTACCCAACCATAATATTGTCCCTGAGCTTCATTAGAAAGAGAGAACGTATCAACATTTAATATAGTTGTTGTTGAAGAATATGCACCAGACAAATCTTGAGAATTATATGGATTTTTGCGGAAGGTTTTTGTTGGAGCATCATATGGTCCTTCTTTATGATTGGATTGTGCAACTCTAAATTGAACGAATGGATTAGATGAAAGAGTATTTGATCCCATGTTACCAGTGACAAGACTTCTTCCGACTACAGTCTCGCCAACCTCAAAAGTGCCAGAGGTCATTGTGATTTCCAATAATTTTGGCACACAATACTTAGAAACATTAACACCATCAAAGAATGCATATAATCTAGTAAGTGGTTTTACTTTTTTAGCAACAAACTCAATATTTCTAGATCTCATGAATGGAATGAGATCTCTACTTACAACCCTATCACCTACTGATTCGCGATCAAATTGTTCTGTTACGATAGTTCTAGTTCCAGTTCTATCATTAGTTCCAAACTGTCTACGTGTTCTAAGATTTTCTTCAACAGTAACATCAGTAACAGTTCTAGTTGACCAACTTACACGATTTCCACGTCCCTCTCTAACAACGCTAGCACCACCACTAATAACTCTTTGTCTTGTGGATTCAACAACTTCAATGCCGACCCAATTAGTTTCCCATGAATTCCATAATATTGGACCAAATCCTGTTTGAGGATCTATAGTTCCACTTTCTACCATATTGCTAAAGGTTGATGCATAATCACCTTCAACATCAATAATTTTAGCTTCTAATCTTGCAGTGTCCACCCAGTTATCACTTGCTGGAGTCAATTCTAATGTTCCAGTCCAAAAACTAACCAAGAAAGGAGTAACACTTTCAGCTCTTGTACCAAAACTTTGCTTAATATATTCAACTTCTGCGTAATCTAGGGTAATTATATCATTTTGTTTCCTTACATTATTACCTTCAATTGTTGCAAAATTTAAATCCGCAGTTGAGTCTATATCTATGACTGGACCAAAAATCATATCAACAGAATTAGTATAATGTCTTGGTCTTAATTCATTATACTTTCTATCAATCGAATTATTAAGTTTGAAAGTATCTTCTTGTACTAAGAAGTCATTAAAGTTATCTACAAAAAATCCAGACTTAAATCTATTTAAACCATCACTATCAGTAATAAGGAGATTAGCAGTTTCTTTTTCAAGAAGAGAAAGAGTTGTGTAATATTCAAGACTCTTAATTCTATTTTCAAGTTCTTTAATATCTTGCATTCTAAATCTTTTATGTTGCAAGAATGAAACTCTTGCATCCCTCACATTATAAAGATATGCTGGAAGTTCTACTCTGCAAATTTCAAGTGCATCATCGATTGGATCTGGTCTCTGAGGATTATCTGATGGAGTTCCATAAACAACTTGGAATTTTCCATTTTTTGATAAAAATACTCTATCAATTCTTCCTTGGTAATAAGAAATATTAGTTAGAATAGCTTCATCAGAAGCTAATGGATTTGCTGCAGATTGTCCAGACCCATTAAATTCTCTTCCAAAAAATTCAAGTGGAGATCTTGAATTTTCAGTCACTACATAACTGGAAACTCTAGGTCTAATATCAATAATATCAGAATTTCTAAAAACATCAATATTTTTAATTTCATCTGTGTAATTAAACTGTCTATATGAGTTAACAGTTGTTATGTCTCCATCATCTGTATTTGAGTATGATGCACTTTCAAAATAAATTTTTATTTGTTTTGATGGGGGTGAAGAATCACTCTTTCTCTTAATTGTTCCATGATCATAGAAAGTAATTTCTTGTCCTGTTTTAAATGTATAATTAGAAGAAATATTAAAACTAGGGGTAGATAGAGATGATACCAATGCATTAGAATTTGATTCTTCAAACTCTACAGTTTCTCCCTCTATTAATGAAATTTCATTTCTGTAAAGAAAAGAAATTGTTGAATCATTTAATTTTTCTGCGATTATACAAACAGCACCACTTGTTTGTCCGACAAATTTTTCACCGATTAGCAATTCCGCAGTTGTTGTTGAATTTGTGTTAATCGATTGTAGTACAACTTGTGGGCAAGATGGTTCAGAAGTATCTGCAGATTCAAAAATTCCTTGAATTTCAATAACATCTGGAGTATTCAACGAGATAATTTCATCTTCAACTCTAACACCAAATGGGAAATTACCATATGTTAGTCCATTATTCAAAGTTGTTGAACCAGTTCCAGATCCAGCGAGTTTTGATTTATTTACAACAATAGAGTTGACTCTATTTTTAATTTTTTCCTTTGCTTTTGGTTTTATTTTTTTAAGTGTAGCGATCAAAGTCGCATCAGTGTCATTAGTTCCAAGATTACGAATTAATAAAGTTTTACCATTAGTTGAAATATCAAACTTATCTGATGATAATGCTTCTGTTGATCCGTCAGATCTGATTAATAAATATCTCTCTTCATCAAATGGTAAAAATGTTTCATTTGTCCCTGCTACTACCTGTGCAGACAATTCATTACTTGCAATATTAACACTGAATGTTTTTCTGATACTTAACGAAGCATCTGCAAGATCTACATTTGAAACATTTGCTTTAGGTAAAGGAGTAAACAGAGAATTGTCAGAAGAAGGAGCTAACTGAGTTGTAAGAACTTTTAAATCAGTTACATTTAAAGTTGCAGCAGGTAAAAATCCACTAGAAATTCCAGTGACTGCAGTTACACCAGATACAGTGACATGAGTTGTGCCTACACTAGTAACTCTAGCAACAATCGGATCACCATCTAATCCTGGAGTTGTGTCACTATATTGAATCAAATCATTTTCTTTTACAATGGTTCCTGGGAACAGCGTATTTGTGCTTCTAATGGTGCTAATTCCACCAGAGAGGGGACTTACGGTCGCAATACCGACAATAAATTTATTTGATTGAATTACATCAGCACTAAAGGTATTAATACCTGTTGTTCCGTCATTTGTTCCATATACTGATTTAATATCAGAAATGTTGTGTTCTGTAATTGCAATAGCAATTCTACCATCAGCAATTCCATTAAAAATAAGTTGTTCATTAGGAATAAAAGTTCCGCTGGTTTCATATACAGTTATTGCTGTTCCAGCAGAAACAGCATGTCTTAAGAAACCAGTTGCTCCACTATTATCTCCCTTTACAAAGGTAGGAACTGTTAATGTTTGTGCTTGGTTTAAAGCAATATCAGTTGTTGTTTGTACATCATAGAGAGCAAGATTCCATTCATTTTCATCAGCATTAGAAAGACTATAAGAACCAGACTCTAATCTAAAATCATATACTCTTGCAACGCCAACTTCATTTCCAGGAAGGGTCTCTGAGCTACTACCAACTCTTTGATCTCTTAAACTTACAAAATAAGTATTTCCAACACCAATTGTAGGTGTTCTGTGTACTCTATTAATTCTTAAAGTAGGTCCAGTATTATAAATTATATTTTGATCTTCAATTATTCTAGTTGTTCTTGGTTTGTTTACGTCAAGATAAGAAACATTAGTGGTTTGGATTTCATATCCTTTAATATAAGCTTTTCCAGGGGAAATTTTATATAATGCAAGATCATCAGAAACAGTTACTCCACCAGAAGAAAATTGACCTACATTAAAAATACCACCATTGCCAAGATCATCATTTAAAGATTCTACGCAACTAACATCAAAAGCTTGTACATAATAATTTCCAGATTCATCAAAGGTCCTTCTTGCAAGAGTATCTGATAAATCATTAAATCCAACACTACCTCCAAAAATAGATGGTCTAATTTCATCTTGAAGTACACCATTAATTACTGTTGCAAGTAAAATAAAATTATCATCATTAAAATCATCAAGTGCTTTTTTAAACAAACTTGTGCTAATTTTAAGTCTATCTGCACCTGGTGCAGCATAATTATTAAATCCTTGAGAGTTGTCGTTGAGAGTCTCATCAAGATCGGAATTTATAATCTCTTCGTTTACAAATAATCCAATTCTGTAACTAGGACTGTTTGAATATTGATCAAGAATTAAAGTCTCTTTAGATACGTTAAGAAAATTTCCTCTAATAAAATAAACTCCATTATCTATCTGAAGTGCAGATCCTGTTGCTGCTGCATTCGTTTCTATTGTTGTTGCAAAAGGAGTTCCAGCGGCAATCGTCGTATTGCCTAATAAACCAGAGGTTATAACTTCACTAGATGAAAGTTGTTCGCCATCAAAAAAAGTTTGAGTTGAATTATTTCCAGTGCTGGAAGACAAATAGTTGATATAAAGAGTTAAAGTGCCATTTTCAGAGTCTTCTGGTAAAAGAACACTATCAACAAACGCAGTGACCCCGGATCTTTGTCCTGTAATTTTACCTCCAATTAATTGGTCTGCATACGCAGACACAGGAACCCCTTGAAAAGAATTTTCTAACTGAATGGCATAATATATTCTACTATATCTGATATTTCCTGGAATTACTTTAGCACCTTCTTTAAAGAAGTGTTGTCCAAATCTTTCAATTTGACTTTGTAATATGGATTGAAGAGAAGTTAGTTCTCTTGCCTGAACCGGATATCCAGGTTTAAATAATACCTTATGATAATCGTTTGTAGAATCAAAATCGTCAAAGTAGGGAGCTACATTGAGGTTCGTTTGTTGTGGCATAATTCTTTAGAACTGCAAAATAACTTTTATGTCTTCCTTTTGGTTTGACGATCTTGTTATAGATGGTCTGTTGTCAACGTAAATTATATTACCAGAGTGTTTCTTAACCTCTGGATTGGAAACACCACTCGTAAAGGTTTGTCCGAGATAGTATGTACGATTATTTATTACGGTAGATATACCGGAGAAGTTACTATCAATTGATAAATCAATGCCAGTTGTAGGCGTAATAGTTACTGCTCCACCAGTGCCAGGGGAAGAGGTAAACTCTTCTAAATTAAACCCATATGTTGGCTGAGTTTGTGCAGTTCCAACCGTATTAAATCCAGCAAGAGATCTATCTTGCCAATATTTAAGAACCCCAGTGTTTTGATCATAACTTACAACTCTACCAACTGCGGTTGTACCTGTTGATACAGTTTGGGTAAAATATGCATCTGCTGTAAAAGTAGCAGTGCTATATCCAGATCCAACTAATTTAAGAGCACCAAGAGCACTAACTTTGTCTGCAGAAAGTACACTAGATGATCCAAATTGTTCTGGGTTTTCTACAACACCAACTCTTGCAATTTGATTTCCAGTTATAAAATCTGGATTATTATTATCATTTTCAATTCTAGAATAAAGCAAAACATTATATGCACCAAGTTCTCTATAGATGTCTGCACCATGACCACCTTGTGGAGGTATAATTACATTAAAAGTTGGTCTTGTAGTTCCAGTCGGAACTCCCCCTGCTGCCAAATCAATGTTACCGAAAGTATATCCAGATCCTTGATTTGAAACAGTAACAGAACTTACCTGTTGATTTCCATCAATTGTGATAGTGCATTCTGCACCAGAACCATCTCCTTTAATGGGAACGGAAGTATAAGTGGAATTAGCGGTTCCAAGACCAACACCTTTATTTGTAACTGTTACAATTTTAATTGATCCATCAACAGCGTTATCTCTAACAGCTTCATTATCTGTTGCCGTTGCCCAATCATTGGGAACTGGCATGTAGTCTGTTGATTCAAATTTTGCGACATCACTTGGTTTAATTGTATAAAGATATTTCCACACATAACCATCACCACTTGTCCCTGCGGATCTTGGTTCTAAATCGGTAAAAGTTGGCTCATCAAGAGAAGGTCTTCCAGAGGGATTATCAGGATCAATTCCGTTTTGAAGACAAATATAAACTCTAAAATCACTATTCATTACAAAATAAGTTGCAAGATATAATGATGTTGATCCAGAAACTACAGCAGTATTTGATCTACTATAATCATGCCTATACATGTCATAAGTGGTTCCCGAAGACCAATTTATCTTAGGTACAACTCTTCTGGCATCATCAGTATTAATTTTTTTCAAGGCAACCATTGTATTCCAATAATCATTTTCTTGATCAAAATTATCTTTAGGTGAAGGTGGATCTTCATCCCAATCAGTCTGATAATCCGCAGGATTAGTCAAACCAATAAATGAATAATACGAATTGCTGGCGTTAGAAACTCCAGCAATGAAATTACCAGCATTTAATATTCTAACTTGATCAGTTATAATGGCAGCCATTTTTAAGACTTTTTTACTTATTTATTAGGGATTAAACCACATAATTTTTAAATTTCAAAAAGTTTGATCTTGTAACCATAGTTGAGGTTGAAATACCAGATCCTTCAGTCAAACCAATACCACTCTGAGTGTATGCAGAATATGAAGTAGATTCAGATCTTCCAGAA